CCCAGAGGGAAAACCTCAACGTGTGTTGGTCACCACTGCCTTACTTAAGGGCCTTTCTTATCATGTGGTGTTAATTGATACCACAAGTGCTAGTCGTGCTCCTGTGGCGGGTCTATCGATCACGTGCAAGCACACGACGAATCTTCCGCTCCAACTGTACCAACGTTGGAACTTCATCTTTCTTTTCGAGAGATGAGACTCGTTGAAGCATAAGGCGGAGTAAACCACGTCCCTGTGGCGAGAGGGAATCATCAGAGATGAGCACCTCAGCCACATTGGCCCATAAGAATGTGCTCGGGTTCCACCCCGGGAACACCTGTTGGGTCAAAATCAGAGCCTCCTGGTCGGAGGCTAGGGGAGCGACGTCGAGATTATTGCTAATCCACGGCGCCTGGTGTAACCAGCCCGCTGCATGGAGGATGCGATTAATCCAGACAGCTCCTCTTTCGAAAGTCCTTACACGCTCGTCGCGTGACCAGGTTCTCTCGATCGCTGGCGTTAAACGCTCCGAAAGAGGAACACCGAAAGGATTCCACCCTAAGCCCCAGGGCTCAGGGAGATCAGCAATGAAACTGATCACCTTTCGTTGGCGAGGCTTCATAAGGATGAGAGCCCCGGGACCGATATTTCGGCAATAATCCACAAAGGATTCGTCCGAAGACCGGCCCTTCCACTTGAATCCCTGGATCACCTCGTTAGGTGTGATCACGCGGCCTGCGAAGTCGGCGACATCCCTTGACACCAAACCTTTAGAGGTTGATGCGGGAATGCCTAGGGAAAGCATACGTTGCACATAGAGGTTCGCAACCTCCATGTCTCCGAGCCAAAGGTCATCACCAATGATGGCATAGGGCCACTTGCCTTTAACCTTGGGTTTTCCAAGATCTTGGAAGCAGACCTGTACCATGGAGTGGTGCCAGAGAGTAAAACTGGCAAACACCGGATACAGACCTAGGGGAGCCCCAACCGTCCAAGAGATGGTCTCAACAGAGCCACCCTTCTTAAAACGATTGAGGTACCAGTCACCGCGACAACAGTCACGGTAAAACTGGATCCACCGAGTACTGACTCCTAAACGGCTCATTAATTCGAGCTGAAGATCTAGGGGAATGTTATCACTAGCATTCGACAGATCCACGCTTATAGATGGAAAGCCGTCTATCAGCAGCTGCTGAATTGCTTCAACGCCGGCTGACTGGTCGAACGTATAATCGTTCGGTACTCGTCTCAAGGCATCATAGAGTGCCTTACCAAGTGGTTGCAAAGCCATTTGGTACACTCTATACGGGTTCGCAGCAAACCTGAGTTTCATCCCAGGTTCCTGAATCAGGGCCATCACCCCCATCAAAGGGCGATAGTCCTCTGGTAAAGGAGGTGAACCCGACTTACGTTCGTCCTCAAGGTTACACTCAAGGATATCCCGTTCAATCGGGTCAATTCCAACCAGGGTGCCTTGAAGGATGTCCATATTCTGGGACGTCCATGTGGCTCGACGAGAAAGACAATCGAGGGAATTAATAACTCCCTCTATGTCTTTGACGGTACGCTGCCCAACGGGCGCTCTTCGGGATGGACTTGGTTTATACCACATTAATGGTAACCCCTTATCCTCAGGAACATTAACCTGAACGAAAAGCGGGGACTCGTGGACCAGCCTAATCCCTTCGACAAGGGCCTCGGCATCTACTGGGGGTCGCCTTACGGCTGACCGCATCTTTTCCCATTGGCGATCCGTAATCCGGAGAACCGGATGGTCGAAGATCACCCCTGAGTACACCATTATACAGTTCCAAGCCCTCTTGAATTGCTTCCGATTGAGCCGGAACAGCACGGAGAAACTCCTTTTCGGACCATTTCTCGTATAATGGATCCATGAATCGGCGGTTTCCTTCACCGGGCTCAACCCAGCGTAGTGACGAAGGAGATTTCGTTTAATCGATTTCACCCTGTCAACCGTCCATTCTTCACCACAGCTCTTGATCCATAACTGGACGTCAGAGACTATGGCCTGCGCCTGGTCGGGCCTAAGCCCAGCCGCACGCAACCGTAGGACCGATGCTTTGGTGTCGAACACCAGCTAATGCCTCCTTTCGGGGTACTTAGCAGCAAGGCATTTAGTTGCCTGCGCTTCGACCAGAAGCGACTAATGATGTGGGCGAAAGCCC